AAACAATTAAATATGTCTATGATAAAGAGACCACTTTTATAGACAAAAGCGGTAAATTGCGGGATTGGACTCAGAAAGATATTACTGAGGGTACGAGGGATATTGAAATCAATTGCTTCGATGGGTGTGGAATACATCATCCTGCAATAACTCATAAATCGAAGGAATTATTGAAAAGTAAAACCGACCCAACTTCAATATTATGGAGATTACCATATATTAAAGGGATGAGCCATGAGGTTGATTATATTCAATTTTATAAAGATAGAGGAATTGAATCAATTAAAGATATATGGGGTAAAGAACATTCAGTATTACCAGATTCAACACCAATGATTATAATGTGTGAATCAATGTATAAGGGATATAAGTATTTCAATAAAACCAATTCTTATGCGGATTGGATTGAATATTGGATTCAATTTAAGAAATACAATCATTGTGTCGGAATTGCCAAGTGGAATTTCAGCATTGAAGAGGAGCCAGTATATACAAGGGCTAATTACCAAATATTGCAGGACTTGAAATTGGATTATGAACAATTCAATACTTTAGCGGATTACAGCATTGAATGGATTGAAAAGATAATTAATGGGGATATGTTTTATACCTATTGTTTCCTTGGATTGCTAATGGATAGACATAAACCAATTAATGAATACGGGAAAGCGATTCTTAAGAATCCAGAAATGCTCAAAGAAAAAGGTGTTAGGGATTATATAATATCTTTAATCAAAAAGTATATGGATGAATTGAAGTGCGGAAAGCTTTATGTTAAAGGTTGTTTTAAATTCTTAGTTCCAGATTTGATAATGCTAATGGAACACGCAAGCGGATTACCGACTACTGGATTTCTTAGTGAAGATGAATTTTATTGCAGAGATTACCAAGGAGATGTAATTGGTGAGCGGGTGATTGAACGCAATCCACATATATGTCATTCTGAACATGCAATATTGATTGGAATTGAGAATAAAGAGTATTCAAAGTATTTCAATAGATTAATTAATTGCTGTATGGTTAATTCAAAGAGCATAATCACTCAACGCCTTCAGGGAGGAGATTTCGACGGTGATTTAGTCATGGTAATTGATGACGATACCGTAAAATCTGGAATTGACCGAAATTCTATAGTAGTAATGGATGTAGACGATAAGGTTACTTGTTTAAGTGAAATAGACAACCAATACAATAAATTGATTGTAATTATTAGAACAATGAAGAACTTAATTGGAGAATACAGCAATTATTCGAGCGCTTATCATAATAAAACACCCAAGACAGAGGAACAAAGGCAATTATATAGCGATTATATTTCAATAATTGGGGTCTGCACAGGCAAGTCTATAGATTTTTCGAAGACGGGAATACTCTTTCCTATGCCTAAAAATATTTCAAAGTATGGTAGACCACTCCCTTATTTTATGAGATATCGCTCGGATTATTATAGAAATCAAAAGTTATCAAAAGCATATAGCAATATGAATAGACTATGTTATAAAATTGAAAAGTGGGAAAAACAATTCCGATGGAAACGAACCTATTCAGACTTTGATTATAATATAATGATTGATAATACGATAGAAGTAGATGACGCTATTTATTCTCAAATTGAGCAATTATTCATTGAATTTTGCAATGAAATGGTTGAATTAGCTAAAGACCAGCAAGCGATAAGGCTTGAAGTTAAAGATTTTGTAATTGATTGGAATTATTACTATAATCAATATAAGAAAAAATGTAATGCAATTTCTAAAGACCAGAAATTGATTGCCAATATTGCAGTTGACTTGTCATATGTCAAGTACCCAAAAAAGAATAAAAAATTCTTATGGTGTATAGCATCTGAAGGGATACTTAAGAATTTAGAACAGAAGCCAGTGTTATTGCCAGCAAAGTGCGAAAATGGTAATTTGAATTATTTAGGTAAGAAATATGTTCTCGTAAAAGAGGGTAAAGGTGATATAGAGATTGATTAATGAAATGGTAGATGTACAGCATTATTTAAAAGGGGAAAAGATAGATAAGTCAAATTTATATCAAACTTGCTATCTACTATCTAAATGGCATAAATCTCAGGGGATGAATTATCTACAGATTAGAGATTCAATATACGAGTGGGCAACACAAAATAATTTAATCGTAAAGAGCTATTTGAATGTTATAATAAACAAAGCCTTATCTGATAAAAAGCCGTTAACACAGAATATCATAGTTTATGTCAACGATGGAGATGTCAAAGAGATAGTGAGAAGGTTTGATAGCAAAAATACCAGAATGGTCGCTCTCAGTATGTTGTGCTATGCTAAGATACACGCAAATAAGATGGGGGAGTTTAGCTTATCGTCTGTCGCCATTGGTGCTTGGGTTGGGATACATGATTCTAACATAAGAAGAAGATATATAAAAGAATTAATAAATTTTGAATATGTGGAAAAAATCAGTGTTCCAAAAAATAATAAAAAATGGGCAAATGGAGATGAGGATAAAAACTGTAAATATATAATTAGATTCCCTTTAAAAAATAGCGGAGATTATAAGCTTGTAGATAATGATATAGAAGATTTGTATAAACAAATATTTATAAAAAAATAATACTTACGTGAATATACTTATATATGTAATTAAAAATATGTAAAATGAGTATGTAAAATTAAGTATAATATAAGGTGATTGTATCAAAGAGGAAGAAATAATAAAAATAAAAGGAGAGTTGCCATCTGATTCCGATAAGCAAACTTGAAAGCGAGAAACTTCGAAAGGCATTTCCATCAATCTGCATTCCCCGTACTATGAAGAGTAAGTCTCAGAGACACGCATATTATTGCGTTGAGGATAGAAAATATATGAATCTGATTTGTGATACTAATGTTTCGGCACAGGAATGGATTAAGCAAAATTCATGGGTAAATAAAAAATATTAATTGAGGAGGAAATTTCAATGCAAAAAACTTGGTCGGCTTTACTATCCTTCATAATGGCGATTATGTCATTGTTTCCAGCACTCTCAGTCAATAATCCTATAACATTAGGTGAGGCTCAAGCAGAAATCTATTCGTCATATGGAATGGCTAATGATATGGGAATTATCACTTGCGATGATGGAATCAACGCAGATAGTCTCGTTACGAGCAAATTGCTCTATTCTATGCTTAAACAAGCTTCTGGTGAGCAATTCGTGAAGAGTGGTACTATGTTCAAGATTGACAAAGAAGTGGCTTTAAAGGCTATTTCTGACTCTCAGGAAGCATGGGCTACACAAGAATTTGGCACACCCGCAGTTGAGGCAGTCACTCAAGACGAAATTAAATTTAGCGGAGATTTTGCTCCATCTATTGTTGCCGCTGAAATTAAAGATGGCAATGGAAATACTCTTCAAGATTCATATGTTCCGCTTGGAGCTGAATCTGGAATTACTCAATCTCAAATTGATATTGCGGGACTTCTAAAGAAGCTTAATGTGAGCTTTTCGGTTTCTGGATTCAATTTTAATCTTAAGGTTACTGATACTGGATTTAATCTCGGAGTAGGTAAGGACATCACAAATGGCGTTAGACTTCAAAAATCTTATGAGATTACTAATTTGAATGTTTCTACAAAATTTGATGGCAATTTAGCCACGAAAGACATCAAAGAGGCTTATTTGAGGGCGGATTACGACCTTTTGGACGTTACGACTCTGACAGGCTCTTATGCCACCTCTTTAGCCGTCACAGGTGATACACCAATGGATTTGATGACCGCCGCAAAAGCTGGCGCATTAGCATTTATGCCTAATGGTGGGAACAAGATTACTGTATTTACATTTAGTGTTCCGATGGGTTCAACCCCATTTACAGTTTCGATGGACATTAACTTGAGGATTACGGTGGATGGAAAAATCCAAATAACGATTGAATCCAGTAATGTCAATGGAATTGAAATTATAAATAACCAAGTTAGAATTATAAATGAAACGATTTATGGAACGCAGACTTATGACATTATGGCGGATATAAGATTTACGGTTGGACTTTGTTTTTCAATTAAGCTTGTGAATTATATAATCATCGACGCGGAATTTGAAACTGGATTGGGAATTAAGATTTCCGCCTATATTCAAACCGACACTGCGGTATATACTTTGGATATGCCCTTAGATTTGGCTATCGAAATCCCTTATCCCTGTGGGGGTATGGATGGCGCTCAGTTCTGCGGAAATGCAAAGCTGTATGGTTTAATGAGTGTGAGCATTGGTCAAAATTCTCAACTTATGAAATTAGCTGGATTGCAAAAGAATTGGGTTATCTTTGATGAATTAAACGCAACCCTATACAATTTACATATAGAAGAAACTGGTATCGTGGACTCTTGTTCGAGAGCCAGAACATAAGACAACCAAATCGCAATTTCATCGATTTGAAGTTTTACACAAAAATATAAAATAAAACACCACAAAAACATAAAATAAAGCTTGACATTTGTCTCAAATAAGAGTATAATGTATATATGATGATTAAGTCCCACATTTACAGTGGGTACGAGCCTTAGATGGCGAACAAATAATGAATTCCACCGACTCTGTGCACAAGATAGGTGGCGGGGCGGAAACCGAAACCGTAGGGTTAAGTCTTAACACGGGCTTAATATTCCGAGATTGGCGAATTGGTGGCGCCACAGGTGTCGCCAAAATGGGAGTCTGACGCAGTGGGAGCGTCTTTAAGTTTTCCCACTTGATTGAAACGGACTGGGGAGTTACCCCTAAATAATTCCTCAGTCCATAATTTTGAGAGGGTTTTATTTGACAAACATATATAAAATAACAAATTCAAAAACTGGCAAACTGTACATTGGGGCAACGAGTAAAACTCTGACGGAGAGGTGGAACTCCCATCTGAGGGATGCTAGAAAAGATAGATGTAAAAATAGACCTCTATATTTTGCAATGAACGAATATGGAATAGAATACTTTTCAGTTGATTTAATAGAACAGGTAGCCTCTGATATTTCTGATATAAGAGAACAATATTGGATAAAATTTTTTGATACCTCAAAAATTGGATATAATTATGCCCTTGGTGGTAAAGGTAGACCCGAATATGACCATGAAATTATTTTAGATTTATATAATCAAGGTATGAGTAATGTTGCGATATCGAAACAGTTAAACTGTTGTATTGAAACTGTTAGGGATACACTGATGAAGTATAACATACGGTCAAAAAATTTCAACTATACAGAAACATATGGAATTCCAATCTCTCAGTATGCAAAAGATGGCACATTTATTAGAAATTTTAAATCAAGTGGGGAAGCATCCACACATTTATCCAATAATAATGGCATGGACACATCCACTATGAGGTCTCATATAAGAGAAGTTGTAAATGGAAAGCGGCATACTGCATACGGGTATATATGGAAAAATTACAGCCAATAAATCTGTGATTCTATCGATGGAGTACCGACTCCAAAATAATCCGAAACCTTGATAGACGAATGTGCTATCCGTTGGTGAACACAGAAATTCACGTGATACAAAGTTGGTTGGCGGACAACTATAAAATCGGAACGACACAAGTTTGTGTTTTGCCTATGGGCGAAATGCTACCACCACATCAGAGGATAGAAATGGCTCCTATCGCACTCGAAAGAGTACCTGAGATTCTGGATACGCCGCCCAGACTGATGTCAAATGTTTGTTGTATGCCGATTAACAACTAAAATAATGTCGGTTGGATATGATTGTTGTTTCCGTGGCACAACTAAATCAACCACGGTTCAAATCAATAATTACTTTTACTACCGAATGGGGACGGGTGTTAATATCCCCTCTTTTTATTAAAATCTGGAGTTTCTCTGCCGTAAGTGAGAAGTTTAATGCAAGGAGTTCCGCCTCCGAAAGCGCGGGACGTTAAAAAAGACAATGAATTGAAGATTTTATCGACATAAAAAATTAGGATAAAAGGAGATGCTACATATCGAAGATGATAGAAATAAGTTTCTTTCAGAACAATTAGAACTCCTGCGAGATAAGCAATGTCCTGACAGTTCCGTTGAGTGGGAAGACATATGTGCTTTAAGAACCTCTTATAGTTCTATATCTGAACACCGAGATACTGTGCGTAAAGGAAGCAAGATTTTTTTTGAATATCTTTCTGAAGGGTGGATAAATCCGCCAAAAGAAGGAACCGATACATCTCAAATAGATGATAAAATAAAGTCTTTACAAAAAGAAAGATATAAATTACAAGCTACAAAACTTTCTTCAAATAGAGACTCTCGTCAAGAATCTAGATTTGAGCTTTTTTATGAAAATATTAAAAGTGCAATAATAGAATTAGACCCTCCGAATTTTGAATATAATCCTTCAAATTTTAATTTAAAAGGTAGAGAATATCTACTCTCTATTGCAGACATTCACGCTGGTTCAAACTTTAAAAGTATAAATAATGAATACAGTCTTGAAATATGCGAACAAAGATTTGAAAAATTATATTCTTATACCGTAGATTATATAACTACATATGGAATAGAAAAAATAAAAGTGCTTTGTCTTGGGGACGATGTTCAGGGAATTTTAAGATTAAGCGATTTAAAGCTCAATGAAACTAGTGTGGTAGGAGCCACGGTCTTTGTAGCTAGACTACTTTCGGAATTTTTAAATAAGCTTTCTAAATATACGGAAATTGACTTTATATTTTGCCCGACCTCAAATCATTCACAAGTTAGGAATTTAGGCTCAAAACCAAGCGAACTTGCTGGAGAAGATTTAGAATTCATAATCGGAAATTACATTAAAGATGTGCTTGTAAACAATAATAGAGTTAAGGTAAATCTTAATTTTGGGAAAGAATACATAACATTTTTAGTTGCTGGATTTGAGGCTATTGCAATGCATGGTCATCAAATAAATAATGTTCATACATCTATAAGAGATTTAAGTATGCAACATAAAAAGTTCTTTTCTTATTTATTCTTAGCACACTTTCACTCAGCAACTGAGATAATTGTGTCTGAAGGGGATAATTTCGATATTGAGGTTTTGGTATGCCCCCCGTTCATAGGTTCCTGCCCGTATTCTGATAAACTTCTTAAGGGCGCGAAAGCTTCATGTAAAATATTTGTGTTTGACCCAGTACAAGGTCACATTGGAACAGAAAAAATTATACTAAATTAAATAACTTCCTATCTGCCAAGTGTAGAAAAGGATTCTGAAAGCGTTCACCTCACGGTGGGCGCTTTTTGCTATGCCTAAAAATAGGCGAATGAAAGGAGGGATATAAATGCCCACTAAACCACTAGGAAAACTTGAGTTTCTTGGGGAGAATATAGCCCGTTGCCCTAAGTGCTCTACAAGCTACGAAATTTCCAAGGAATACCCATGCACTTCTTGTGGAAAAATATACACAAGACAAGAAAGAAATTTCTATAAAATAAACGGCTCTCACTTATGGGATGCCAATGACAAATACCATCCCGTCTGTTCGGATTGCTTCAGATTATTCTTTGATGATTTAAGCAAAAAAAATAGAAGCGACGAACTTGCGGTAATGATTATATGTGCTATGCTCGATGTGGCATATTATAAAACCTTATTTGATTCCGTAGTTGAAAATAATGAAGGTAAATTTAATTTAGGACATTACCTCAGACAAATGGGGAACAGGCAATACAACAATAGACCATTCCAATTTAGTATTACTACTGGCGCACTAAATAAAACTGAGGAAGAATGGAAAGAAGAAAAAGAATCTAAATGGAGTAAGTCAGATAGGACTAATATGGACGCGGTAATTTCCACTATTGGATATGACCCATTCACAGAATCCGAGCTAACTGACTCCGATAGAAAATACTGCTTTAATGTACTCGCTGGATACTGTGGATTAGAAGGCATAAAAAGCGACATACATAAATTACAGGCAGTTATAAGAATTTCATTTCTTCAGCTTCAGTGCAATAAAATAGAAGAATCAATCAATCTCGGTCTTGCTGGAAACAGCATTGAAGAAAAAAAGATTAAAGATATAATTTCAAGTAAGAAGATGTTATTAGAACAAATAAATGAACTTGCAAAGCATAATAATATTTCATCCATGTTCCAAGGTGGCTCTAAAGGTGGCGCTCATACATTGGGAGAAAAAATGAATGAGATGGCTAGAGATGATTTTAAAGCTATTAAAGAAAATTTATTTGATATTAAAACATCGGAAGCTATGTTACAAGTTGCAAGTTTAAGTAACAGGAGTATACTAAACGAATTAACTCTTGATGCAAATGATTATACGGATATTGTAAAAGACCAACGAGAAATTATACAAAAAATAGAACTAGAACTTTTGAACTTAGAGGAAGAAAACAGATTGTTAAAAATTAAAGTTCAAGGTTTAGATGGAAAGCAGGAATTGTAAATGGATTATTACTCCCCGCCTTCCGAAAAAGTTCTAAATCAAAAAAAATTAGAAGAATATACCAAATTTTCTAAAATTATAAATTGGGGACGAGCCAATCCTATAAGATTTGTAGAAAGCTTTTTTGGAATAGCACTCTTAGATTATCAAGCTTGGGCGTTTATGGAAAGCTGGTGTAAGCCATATGTTATGTGGCTTGAATGTCGTGGTGCGGGTAAAACCGCAAAGGCGGCAGTTTTTCTACAAGCGAAGATGATGCTCATACCAGATTACAAGGTTTTTATTTCTGCGCTTACTGCAAGGCAATCAATTGATACTTTTAAAAAATTAGAGGATATCGCATTACAGAGAATACCACAGTTTATGACATGCACAGATTTATTTTCAAGAGAGGTAGAAAAAACAGCAAACAGTGATACTGGATTTCTGCATAATCCTGCTGAAAATAAGTGCAAACTGTATAATAATTCAGAATTAATTACATTATCATCCAACGTAAATGCCATAAGAGGTAAGCGTGGTTCGGTTATGTATGATGAAACCGCTTGGCAAAATGCAGAAATATTTGCGGCAACTGAAAGTTATATAAATGTTGATAGTAGTTGGGGACTTGGGGTTGGGGAAAAAGAAATTTATAACCCTAAAAAAATGCCTCTTCAACTTATGTATGCGTCAAGCGCAGGAGATTCATCGTATCCATTTTTTGATAAATTCAAAACATATTCTAAAAAAATGATTGCTGGGGATAGCAATTATTTTGTATGTGATTTAGACGCTAATACAGTTTTTAATAACTCTAGTATGAAAGGTAAAAAAATAAAATCATATATAACGGAGGAACAGATTGCCAAGATAATTGCTGATGACGCGGATTTAGCGGATAGAGAATTGTTCAACCACTTTAGAAAAGGTGCTGGACACAATGCTGTTGTCAAAATGGACACGCTGATTAAAAACTCAACGGTTAGACCGCCGATGTTATATAATACTACGGGTAAAAAGAAGTTCATATTTGTGTATGACCCTGCCAGAAGTTATGACGGAAGTATATTAGCTATATTTGAGCTTCTTGACGATAAAGAAAAGGGGCTTAATCTTAAACTTCAAAATGTTATTTCTATGGTTGATACAGAAACCAATAAGAAAACACCATTACCTATGACTGAACAACTCAAAATAATCAAAAAAACAATGCTAAAATATAATGGTGAGAGAGCGGCGGAGTGGGAAAGCCTTGAATTTTTCATAGACGCTGGCGCTGGCGGAGGTGGATTATCTGGTGTTGCTGACCAATTGATGGAAGATTGGGATGACGAAATAGGTAAAAAACATAGAGGTATAATTGACCCAGAGCATAAACAATATGAAACTTCTAGAAAAAAATATGTTAATGCTGTTGAGATAGTTCATTTGGTAGAACCCGCTGGATATAAGAAAATTATGTTTGACGCTCTTGAAAAAATGACTAAGGCAGATTTAATTGACTTTCCAGATTATGATGGAAAAGAATTTTTAGTGCTTATGGACGAAAAAACAGGGGAGTTTTATAATTACCCATTATCTGACGAAGAAATATTATCTTTAACTCAATGTAATCTTATGAAAAATGAAGCTATTTATATGTGTCGATATGACACTCCAAATGGCGGAATATCGTATGACTTAGTTAAAGATAAGAAAAACAAAATGCACGATGATAGAGCCTATTGCCTCGCAATGGGTGCATATGCGTTGGCATTATTACGTAGAACAGAATTATTGGCGAAACCTAAAGATAACAATAATGTCGCAACTAAATTACAATTTAGAGCGCCAGTAATTAGAAAATAAGTACGAAAGGGGTGAAAGAAATAGAAGATATAAAAATGCCAGAAAATAAAGATGAATGGGATTTTTCTAATCCGATAAATTTTGCTAAACTTGTAAAATTACAGTTGCGTAATTTAGCAGAAACAGATAAGTCTTTGGTATTCTCAAAGTATACAAAGGCGCAACTAATAACATTTTTGAATGCTCCAGATAAGAATGAAAAGCAACTCAGAAGTATGTCTGCCTATATGTATAATATAAGCAATTATTATAGAAGACTCGTTCAATATTATTCTGGAATGTTAACATACCCATACATTATCGCTCCTTATAATTTAGATACTACTAAAAAAATTAACGATAAATTGTTTAAAGCTCAGTATCAAAAAGTATTAAATAATATGGACAAAATGAACATACGGCACGAGTTTCAAAAAATATCAAAAGTTGTATTCAAGCAAGATATTTTTTATGGATTTGTATACGAAACGAATGATAGTTTTATGATTCAGGAACTTGACCCAGACTATTGCAAGATATTTGGAATGGAAGATGGGGTATACACATTCCAATTTAATAACGCTTATTTTGATAAATATAAAACAGCTTTGCCTAATTTCGACCCAGATTTCAAAACAAATTATGATGCTTTTAAAAAATCAGGGAAAGAACTACAGTGGTCTGCACTTCCTGCAAGTAAAACAATTTGCATGAAAGTAAACGAGGAAGTTATATATCCGATTCCGCCATTTGTTTCATTGCTTTCGGCTCTTGCTGACATTGAAGACTATAAGGCTCTTTCAAAAGCATCTACCGAAACAAATAACTATAAAGCTTTGTCCATGGTAGTGCAAACTAATGCAGAGGGTAAGCCGACGCTAGCTTGGGAAAAGAATGTCGAATATTATCAGCAAGTAGCAAGTGTTGTTCCAGATAATATAGGTGTAATTTTGACGCCTATGGAAATTACTGCATTAGACTTTCAAAAGCAAGGTATAGCAACCGATAGCACAATGGTTACTAATGCAGAAGCGGCATTTTGGTCGGAGGCTTGCACCAATTCTCAATTGTTTGGTGGGGTAACTACAAGTTCTGCCGCATTAGGATTATCTGCTCAAACGGACGAGGTTGTAATGTTTAACTTTCTTAGACAATTTGAAAGATGGGTTAATGCTCGCCTTAAACTTATGTCTGGTCAGTTTAAATTTCAAGCAATCTTCTTAAATGTAACGAGCTATAATCAAGATAAAGTTTATCAAAAGTATTTAGATATGGGTAGATATGGACTTCCAATGAGAAACGCAATTGCGGCAACAATGGGTATTCCGCCATCAGCCACTATAAATATGAGCTATCTTGAGAATGATGTTCTTAAACTTTCCGAAAAAGAGATTCCTTTAAAAAGCTCAAATACTCAAAGTTCAACTTCGTCTACTAACGCTGGAAGACCCGTAGAGGATACGGTTTCTGACGCGGGAGATATAACAAGGGATACTGGCAGTAATGAGGAGGTGTCCGTGCAATGAAATTAGTTAAAGTTTTAAAACAGAGTATGGCTAAAGATTTGTCTAACAAAGGGTTTACATTCTCAACAGAAAAGCTCAATGGGATAGAACTGTTTGTATTCGAACAAACTCCAGAATTATTAAAAGAATTAAATAAAAATTTTTCTTTAAATAAGACAGATTATTTTGTAGATACTCGTATGAACTTCGAAAAAAAGAAAGGGGCGTAAAGATGGAAAATAAAATATCCTTTTCTTATACAGCCAAACCAATATCTTACGAAAAGATAAACGACGAATTTACGAGAATGCGATGTTATGTATTAGCTACTGGTAAAAACGCAAATTTTTCAAATATAAATAAAGATGCGGTAGACGATGCTCTTCCAACATTGTTTAACATCCCAGTTGTGGGTCATCTAAAACAAAAAGATGACGGAAGCTATTACATAGGTGGTCACGATAGACAAATCATCATTGAGAACAATAGTATATATATGAATGACCTTACTGTTCCGTTTGGGGTAGTTCCAGAGGGAAGTAAGACAGAATATGTGAATGTTGCCGAAAAAGATGGAACTGTATCTGAGTATCTTGTTTGCGATATTATATTATGGACAGGCAGATATGGCGAAATTATGGACGCAACATATTCAAACGATATTTATTTTGGACAAAGTATGGAAATAATTCCAGATAAATTTGAAACGCTCAAAGAAGATAAAAACTATCAAGACATTAAATCTTTTAAATTTTCCGCTCTCTGTTTGTTAGGAAAGTCAGATAATGCGGATTATCATACCGAGCCTTGTTTTCCATCTGCTTGCGTAAAGCCAATAAGCTACGCAGAAGATAAAAACAAGTTTACTGATGAATTTTCAATTATGATGAATAAAATAAGGG